TTCTCATCACACCCGCAGATCACCTTTATTACACTTTGATGAAGAGACGGGTGAAAACAAACAACTACGCTACGCTCGTAACCAAAAGTCTCCATTCGTGGAGGAGCAGGATGGTAATGCTATTCTGGAGCCAATCATCTTTGAGGACGGGTTGTTGCGTGTTCCTAAAAACAATCAGGTTCTTCAGGAGTTTCTTTACTATCATCCTTCAAGAGACTATGTGTTTGAAGAGGTAAACAGCGAAAAAGATGCTGCGACAGAGTACTCAATAATGGAATCAAAGCTTAATGCACAGATTGCAGCTAAAGAGCTTTCAATGGACAGGCTTATTGCTGTTTCTCGAATCCTTATTGGACCCACTGCAGCTAAGATGTCTACGGCTGAGCTCAAAAGGGATGTGTTGGTATTTGCTATGCGAGAGCCAGAAACCTTTATGGAGGTTATCAATGATCCTGAGCTTGGGTTCCAGGACGAGGTAAGACAGTTCTTTGAGGAGCGACTTCTAACGATGCGCAACAAGAACAAGGATGTGTACTACAACATCCCTGGCAACAAAAAGAAAATGCTTACTGTGCCATTCGGAGAAGATCCTTTCCACGTAGTGGCATCCTTCCTAAAAAGCGATGATGGCGTAGAGGTTTACAAGGGTCTCGCGAAGCTTCTGAGCGGTAGTAAATAATCAGTATCTTTGTACTGTATTTTTTAACTCATAATTTTTTTATATGAACAAGTATATAGATATTGCGAATGCAGCAGGTAATGCAAAAACCGTAAGAGCTACAGGTGTGGCTGCAGTTGCTGTTGATGACACTGCAAGTCCTGACAGTATTATTATTCAGTATGCAAATGGTTCTAAGTGGACTATCGTTTCGTCAGCATCTGACTTTACTGATGCTGATGCTTTAAAGGTTGCTGATGCTATTGTAGACACTGCATCAACTAATTGGAGAGAAGTTTCATCAACATTTAGTGGAACGCTTAGTCAGCCTATTTTGAGCCTTTCGTTTACGTTTTAAATTATTTTTTAACCCATTAATTTTTTTACTATGGAAAAGTTTATCATTTTAAATAAAACAGCACCTCAGTTTGTCATTAGTGCAGACGTTTACGATGTTGCTCGTTCAGGTGCTGATGTGAGATTGTCTTACCTTGACAAGCAGGTTGATGTAAAAAGAGCATCCGGACTTGGTCCTGCTGATGCCACTGCAATTCTTGATGCTGCAAAAAAAGTTTGGTCTCAAGGATACACAAAGCCATCAATTACAATTGATTTGCCGAGTGGAGCTGCAGAGAAGCTTGTTATGGTATAATCCAAACGCTTATCATTAACTAAAGGGGTCTTAGCGACCCCTTTTTTGAACAAGAATAACTACGGATATATCTCACCTGCCGATTTTAACTTGTTCGCCAAGCAGGCGCAACTTGATATCTTTGAGGACTATCAGTATCAGTACAACTATCAGGTTAACGCAGAGAATGCTCGTCGTTCGGGCACGGCATTGGCAGATATTAAGAAGGGGTATGAGGAGGTTCTTAATACGTTTTCTCGGTTTGATTTTTTAAGCCACATAGGAGGAAACAACTTTAATATGCCTAGTGCAACCACAACAGGGTTCGATTACTTTTTTGTTAATAATGTTTTTGTTTATACTACTCAGTTGGCATCGGGAAACTCTGATGCATCAGGTGCTTTTCAGCTAGTTGATGCTACTGCAGACTTTGTGGCTTCAGGTGTTGAGGCAGGTGATGCTGTAGTTAATGTAGCAACAAATAAAGGTGCAACAATACTTTCTGTTACAACAACTACATTGACACTTAGTGAGAGCATCTTCTTAGCAGCACCCGAAGGATATGTGGTGTATGATGGGCAATATGGTTTTAATGAGGCAGAGCGTGTGCTGAACGATAAGATTGTTTTGCTGAATCGCTCTTTGCTTACAACACCATCAACAATGTTCCCCGCTTATGTTCAGAACGAGGATATTTTTACGTTGTTTCCAAACACGGTAAATGACTTTGGTATGGTGAGATGTCAGTACCTAAGATATCCGAAAGACCCCAAATGGACGTATGTTAACTTGACGGGAGGTGAGCCTGTGTTTGACCAATCGCAACCTGACTTCCAAGATTTTGAGCTCCCGTTGGATGATGAGCCAACGTTGGTGATGAAGATTCTTCAGTATGCAGGTATGTCAATCAGAGAGCTACAAGCTGTACAGTTTGCTCAGGCTGCTGAACAGTATGATGACCAAGAAGAAAAATAATAATAGATGCCTTATATATCACAATATCAATATTACGAGAACAATGGTAACGTGCCGGAGGATGCCAATTGGGGGTCCTATCAGTACGTTAGCTTAGAGGATATAGTAAACAACTTCATGTTAATGTACTCGGGCAACCACAACCTTGTAAACAACGAGGAGCGATACAAGGTGTTGTTTCACGCGAAGCGTGGTATACAGGAGCTGAACTACGATGCGTTCAAAGAGATTAAGATTCTTGAGCTTACGGTTTGCAATACACTACGATACGTTCTTCCTTCTGACTTTGTGAATTGGGTTAGAATATCTGTATACAAAGATGGTATGCTATACCCATTAACAGAAAATATTCAAACCAATTGGAGTAGTGCATACTTACAAGACAATGACTGTCGCATACTGTTTGACGAAAATGGTAATGCATTAAGTCCTGAGAACTCAAGCTTAGACTTAGATAGAATCAAGGGCAGTAAAAAATCTATATACCTAAACTCAGGCAACCCCTTCAATGGTCTTGAAGGATATTGTTGCGATGGGTGTTGGTATTTTGATTACGCTATTGGAGCACGATATGGACTCAACACCGAAACAGCAAACGCCAACCCTACCTTTTCTATAAACAAAAAGGGAGGTGTAATAAACTTTGACTCTCAAATGGCTAATCAAGTATGTATACTTGAGTATGTGTCTGATGGAATGGAGGGCGGAGACAATGCATCAATAAGCTTGAATAAACTATTCGAGGAATACATCTACGCTTACATCGAGTATTCTATTTTAAGTTCTAAGCTAAACGTGCAGGAGTACATTATAGCTAGAGCACGTAAGCGAAAAGGGGCACTCCTTAGAAATGCAAAGATTAGAATAAGCAATATACATCCCGGCAGACTCTTAATGAATCTAAGAGGCAGAGATAAATGGATAAAGTAGTATGGCAAATACGCAGAGAAATTTTATAAAGGGTAGAATGAATAAAAGCCTTGATGAAAGGCTTTTACCTAATGGTGAGTATGTAGATGCGATGAACGTTAGACTTGGTTCTACTGAGGACTCTGAGATTGGTTCCGTTGAAAACACAAAGGGAAATGAATCACTTACCACAATTGGTTTTGATGGAACGAATCTTTCTGCAAACGCTAGATGTATAGGGGCTTTTGAGGAGGGTGAGGATGAGACCTTGTATTGGTTTGTTCACGACCCATCTTTTGGTGCAGGAGCCACCGGCAAGCTTGACCTTATAATGTCATACAACACTAGCACTGAGGTGTTGACCTATCACGTCATAAGCATTGATGATGGGGGTGGTGTAAATACGACGTTAAATTTTGACGAGCAGTATCTTATAACAGGAGTAAACAAGATTGACGATTTATTATTTTTTACGGACAATCTTAATCCTCCTCGCTTCATAAATGTTACTAGCTCTTATAATCTACCTGTAACGAACATAGACCAAATCACATCAGAAGAATTTTTGGTTATAAAGAAGCCACCTGTAAACTCTCCATCAATAGTATCAAGAGCTTCGACGAGCGATAATAATTATTTGGAGGAAAGATTTTTATCTTTTGCTTACAGATATAGGTACGCTAATAATGAGTACTCTGCTACATCACAGTTTTCTAATCCATCGTTTATACCAAAAGCGTTTGACTTTGATACACAAAGTTTTTTGAATCAGGGGATGGTTAACTCTACCAACGTATGTGATATAACATATAATAGTGGAGGTGAGTTGGTGGTTGGCATAGACCTGCTGTTCAAGGATATGAACACGGGAACCATTAAGGTTATTGAAAAGCTTGACAAGTCAGAACTTGGATTAGCAAACAATACCGACTACACCTACACTTTTAGTAATAGCAAGGTATTTACTGTTCTTGCTGACTCAGAGATTCTTAGGCTGTACGATAATGTTCCCAAATTAGCTAAGGCTCAGACATTGATGGGCAATAGGTTGATGTATGGTAACTACCTAGAAAACTATGACCTTACAGACCTTAATGGAAATGCTGTAAAGCTTGAGTACCAAACATCTCTTTTTACAGAGGATGTAGGAGAAGTGGAACTTACAGGAAGCAGTATTACATCAGGAACTTATACGGTAGATGGTAGCGTTACTCCCACTGCTTGTGTGGCACAAATAGACTTGTCGGGGGTAGAGCTAAAAGCTCAGGCTTTATTATCAATATCATTTACAATAGAGCACGATACCACGGCATCAGGAACGGGAGCTCCATTCAATACCGCTACCACACCTGTAACATCAATCAACTTTGACTATGTACTTCAGCAAGACTTTGCTAGTGTATATGATTTAGCACAAGACCCTAACTTTATTAGACGTGTAGGGGAGTTAGTATTAAAGTCTTCAGGAAGTAATACAAGTGTAACTGTCAACAAGCTAGTAGATT